GTAAACATAAATTCAGCATGTGCTTTCATATGTGCTTGATGATCTTGCTGTGGAAATACTTTTAATGGTTTACTTTTCATAGCCATGGCATTTTCAATTGCAGGACTCGTTGGTTGTGGTTGATTTTGATCTGGTTTTAATATTGCATCAATATTATCCACACCCATTGCTTGATACATACGTCTGTATGCTTCACGTAAATTATGCATTTGTGGATTAGATTGAGCTAATTGTAATTGTTGTTGTGCCAACATAACTCTTTGTGACATAGAAAATATATTAGGGTCACTTACAGGGATAATATCAACACGATCATCAAAGTCAGCTTGTTTAATCATTCTGTTACCACCAATAACCTGGTATGGATATTCTGGTGGTGTAAACATTTTGATAGAACCTGCTAACAACTTAAATTCTTTTCTTTGTGAGAAGTGTAATCTTTTTTGTATTGCACTCATGACTTTTGTGCCACGTTCTAATAATGCTAGTGTTGTACCAACAGGATTCTGTTCATTACCTTCACCCATTTTCATATCTGCTATTGCAGCAAAAGCTTTTCCTGCATCAACGGCAAAACCTAATAATGCAAATAAAGTTTGTGATGGTTCTTTGTATGGTAGAGGTAACAAAGATTCTTTTATTGATTGTCCTGTTACATCTACATCTCTAAATTCACCTGGTTGTAAAGGTTCATCGTGATCACGTATACGCATACCACGTGCTTTAAAACCTGCTGGTAGATTGGCAAGAGTACCTGCATCAATTAACTGTCGCAAAACACTTGTTGCAGTTCTTGACAATCCACCTAACATGTGGATCAAGCCAAATCCATAAAAGCCTAACCCAGGGAGGAACTTAAAATGTACAAAGTATTGTTTCTTTTTAAAATTAGGATCATTCGGTTCATAGTTTCTTCTAATAGATAATATTGTAGAAGAGTATTGATCTATTGTAACAATATAAGGAAGTTTAATTCCAGATGTGTCTTCAAAGTCTGGTACATCTGCATCAACATGCATTTCTAAAATAACATGTTCATCATCGTCGCTTGAAGAATTAGCACCATCTAATTCATCTATTTTTTCTACAACATCATCAGCAGTGCTAACTGATCCTGATGTAATTGGTACGTCACGGTAAAAACCTGACACTTGTAATTTTCTTAATTCGTTAGATGACATTTTTACAACGTGTGTTATTCTTTCTGATTGTTCTAAATCTGTAGCTGCATAATTAATTACACAGTCTTCACTAGATACAAACTTTGCAACACAACGTTTTAGTATTTGATCGTAATAAACTTTTTTAAATGCAGAACCTGATAGTGGTAAATAAAATAATAGTTGGTCCATCTCAGGATCAAACTCTTCCATTACATTTAGAATGTAATAGTTCATGTATTCTTTTACACGTTCTGCTTGTTGTTCTACCATTGGTGATGCCTCACCAATTATTTGTGTGCGCACGGGGCCGCTTGGGGGGAGGAGTTCCTTATACGCTTGGGCTTGAAACTGTGTAACAGATTCAGCCAGTAAAGGATGTACGACCCCTGACGCACCTTCGAAAGGTTGTGTTCGGTCTTCGTATTTAAAGCCTAACATATCGAGCCCTTTGACATAGGTATCTTCCCAGTCTTTACGTGACTCTTTATCACCTTCGAAATCGCCTACCAAGTCTGAAGCAAACTTGGTTAAATTATTTTCATCAATGTATTCTGCTAAGTTTGCATCGAATGGAATTTGTGATTGATCAATTGGTTGATCACCAGCCATCTCTGCACTTCCATCTTCTTGTATTTCAAAACCATCGAACTCTACACTTTTTTCAAATTGTATTTCTTCGCCCAACGGTTCAATGTCCAATGCTTTCTCAACAGCATCCATTGCTTTCTCTATTTGATTCTTTGATTTATCTGCCATTTACTATTCCACCTTTTGCGTATGCCGAGAATGTATCTCGCACGTTAGGATTATCTTTTAAATTTAACATTTTGACTTGTCCAAAAACTCGTCCCCTGTCATCTCTTATAACAGTATTTAATAAATTTGCACCTGTTTTCTTAGATGTCTCTTTTAGTGCACCATTAAGAATAGGGCCATATGCAGCAACATTACCTTGGTAATCTCTGCCACCAGGTGATAAGTTACGGTTTTTAATTGCAGGGTTTGCAAAAGCAACGCCATCAAAATCTCCATCTTTAGCCATACGTACTAAATACTTAGCAACAAATTCCATGTACTCTTTAGATGATTGAAATGGACCCATGGCAATATCACCACCTTGTTTACCTTCCTTGGTCATAGATTCTGCAATTATAACTCTAATTTTTTCACGCTCTTGTCTTAATTTAGGTAATGCAGGTGATCTAGGATTTGTAGCTAATAAATTTTCTATTTTAAGATTAATTAAATCTAATTGTTGTTTATTTGCTGCTAACTCTGGTGGAGGTGGCATATCTTGACGAAATGCATAACTATCTTCACGATCAGGTTTTCTTCCTGTAAGTTTTGACTCACGCATTGCACGTTGTACACGTTGGTGCATATCAGATTGTATTTCTTCTACAAACATTAATCTTCGACCAAACTCATCTGTTCTATCTGACACACGTGCGTGAACAATACCACCAGCTCTTTGTGATGTGTTTAATCCAAAGTCATGTGCATAAGTATACACAGGTTCACCAGTTCTAAGTTTGCCTGGCTCATATTTAAACAAAAATTCACGGTAATTATCACCACCTGACATTGTTTGTTGACCACGATATGATGGTTCTTTTGCAACATCTTTTGCTTTTAAGCCAACACCGCGTCTATCAAGAGCTGCAGCTAAATTAACAAGTGGTTCGCGCACTTTAAAAGGTACAGGTGCAGTTAATGCCACACCCTCATTCAAAGCGCCTTTAATACCAAAAACTTGTTGCATATATTTGTCTACACTTGCTGCAACGCTATCTAAAGCTTGTTGATTAATGTTATTTGCTGTTCTGCCACTAGAATCAGTAATTACACCCGGCAAAGAATCACGAAGATAGGATAAAAACCCTCCTACACGTGGATCTTCTGCTTGTGGGTCTACTTTTTGTATTTTTTTGTAAATATTAGCAAGAATATTACGAGGACCTGGTTGGCCAAGGGCCACGACGTTCAATTTCGGGGATATTTCGTCAAATTCCTTGATTATATCGGCTTTTGTAAAGGTTTTTGTGCCTTGTGACTGTAAAAAGGGCCCTAGGGACGTGTCACTAAGCTCAGATTTCCTAATTCCTTTGGCATTTAGGTAGTTTAACCACCTATCTGCCGTCATTTTCTCCATAGGAGCGTCAATTAACGCTTCTCTGGACTTGTAAAATAGCGCTGGAGTGTCTGCTGTAGCTGTTGGAGCTACTGTGTCAGCTGTAGCTTGACGTAAATCAAGCTTTACATCAGATCCTTTGCCTGTTGGGGGTTTTATTTTTGGTGCGTATGATCGTAATGCACCTAATACTTTAGGTAAAACCATTATTCTAACAAACTCGCTATGCCACCACGGAAAAATCCAAAGTCGCTGATTGTTTTATTACCAAACATAATATTTTGTACATCTCTTTGTGTTAATTTACCAAAAGGCTTGGAACTTTTATTTATTGCATTTCGTAAAAATTGCATTTGTAATTCTGGGTTGTTCATTCCTAAATACATTTTCTGATACATTTGACCAGGCAAGATAGATTGTAATCCTGACATGTCATATAGCTTACGCATTTGTGCCAATCCTTCTTTTGTAACTTTGTTTTCAGTATTACGAAGTGCAGCTAATATACCACGGTCTAATTTTTCTTTACCAATATTTAATGGACCAACTTCAGCTTGCATCTTTGTTAAAAACTTTGGATCTCTTGATAGCATTTTTGCTGTTTGATCGCCTGTTCGTAAATAGTGATCAAGGTTTGCAGCAATGCCAGATGGATGTCCAAATGTCAAAGATCTTTGTATATTGTATAAAGGATTAGATCCTCCTACAAGACTTGTATAATCCGTCATTAAATCAACAAGTTCTTTTGTTGGTTGATTTTTATCAGTTTTATAACTAGCTATTTGATTTACTGCTTTGTTAAGTTGATTTTTATATTGTTTAGCCGTGTCAACATATTTTTTTACATTTGTTGGACTTAACATAGCTTCTTGTTGTGCTTTTGTTAAATCATAGTATCCAAGGTCAGATCTGTATTGTGACAACGCACCTTTTACTAAACCAATATCACCACGATCTGCTGCCATTGCTGATTTTAATGGTCCTTCTAAACCAGCTGCAACTAAAGATGGGTTATTAGCTGCTGCTTGTTGTTTTTTTAAATTAACAGGAATTAAATTTAATCCTTTACCTTCTGCTGCTCGTAGTTGTGCTGCTTCACTTAACTTAGTTAAAAATTCTTTGTCC